TCGAGAAACTTGTCCTTTTAAAAATGTTAGTTGTTCGAGTTGTTGTTGGACGTCGTCAAGTTCTGTACTTGTTTGTTCTATTATATCGGATTGCTCGGTATTGAGCAATCTAAGTTTGGAGATTTTTTGTAGGTTGTTTTCTTTTTTCCATGCCTTAACTAAAGCAACTTCATTTTTGGGTACACTAGCAAATACATATATTTTATAAAATTTACCTCTAGAACCACTATACACTTCCATATATTTCTTAACAATACGGAATTGACCTACTTGAGCTTCTGAATTTGTTTCTAGGAGTGTTTCTATTTTATTTGTTGCTGTTAATACATTTGCTGTATTACCATCGACATACGAAATATATTTCTCATGCAACTTAGTATGTAATCCGCAATAGTCTAAAAACTTAGACAAAGCATCATACTTGGCATCTTTAAGTGCCTTGCGTTCTTCTGCATATTTTGTGGAAATACCTGTAAAAAACAAGTGAGTTGAATCTTCTAATTCGTATTTTTCAACCCAATCGGGTTTTGAATCTTCGGATATTAAAATAGGTTGCTTGTGTGCTACAGAAGCACAACCTACTAGGGAGGCCCCTAGTAGGATTGCAATTAGCCGGTTCATTGTACAAAGCCATCTTCAGCAAGCTCGTTCCAAAAATCTCTAGCATTTTTCCATTGTTCCTTTGCCGCTTCAGTACTAGCAAGACCCATTGCTTTTTGGGCACTTTCGGCATTGGTTTTTGCATTTGTTTGTAATGCTGTTTTGAGATCAGTTTTACTAATACCTGTAAGTACAAAGTATTTGTAGCCAGGTACACCAGCGGCATCGGCTTCACGCTCAAAGTACATATCTTCAACTCGCAAAAAACTTGCAGTTGATGCACTCATAATTTTTTCAAAATTACGCTCACTTACAGTAGGCATAACTACAAAACTATCCATGCCATATGTAACACTTGCTCGCTCAAACTTGTTCTTATTAAGAACACGAACGTATTCTGACATTTCCCGAATTGCATCTCTTTTTGCATCTCTGCGGGCATGTTTTTCTGTACCATACAGAGCACTTGTGCCTACAAAATAAAGTTGATCCCCTTCTGGAGCAGGCGGTTTCATAACCCATTCGGGTCGATCGCCAACACTATTAAGGGCTTCTTTAACCAGTTCTTGATTGCTGGAACAACCAGCAAGTACATAACCAATAAGTGCTAAGAGCACCAAAAATATATATTTCATTTTTCTCCTATTCGATTAAGGATGAAAATACATCTTTTGTGTTTACCTACTTTAAATTCAGAAAACCCAAAAGGGACAGGACGATCCCATCCGTTCTTCCTAGCCTGAGAAACACTAGGAAACGCACCTGCCCAACACATAATATGTGCCAAGCAATGTGTATCGTTAAACTTCTGTTGTGGTTCCATATCAAATAAATTAATATTTTCTAAAGCCACATCTTCATGTACAAAATCCCATTCATTGTCGTTCATTAAGAACTCCGATAAAGTTTAACTATACATATATTATACTATCTACAGCAAAAAAGTCAACCAAAAAGTTTAATTAATGCAATGAAATTCATAATAGTAAACCATCCTGTAAGAACAGTTGCAAAGGAGGCTTTGCGTATAACGGTGCTTATAACACCTAATGCACTACCTATAAAATACATAGGAATGAATATTTTTGTAGCAGGATCTAAAACTGTAAAAGTTAATATGGCACTTGCACCACCTACTAATACCGCTTCACAAAGTTCACTATAAAATGCAACCTTGCTTAACCTATAACTTTCTTTAAAATGATTTTTAACGCTTGAAAAAACCGATCCTATTGTAATCGTTGTCTTCGACATATATATAATTTTTTGGAGGGTTAGTGGAATCACCTTTCCATACAGGGATTATTTCATTATAATCGCCCATTTCTGTATTGTGTCGTAAATGCATTTCTATAAGTTTGCCACCTATAAATTCGCAATTTATATGCTCGTAGGAACCTTTGAGCTTTGTTAACATAAAGTTAATTTTTAATTTGTCTTTGACCCGGATCCATTTATCAAATTTCCATAATGGATTTGCGAGGTTTCTAAAACCTTCAATGGTTTCTCCTTGTTCTATTACACGTGATTTGGTATCAATTGCATAGTCAACACTTAAATGTCTACCTTCAAATGCCTCACACCAAAAATAGCCAGATTCTAAATCCCATTTACCTTTTTCTAAAAAACGTATTTCGGCTCCTATGCTCATACCAGCAAGGTTAACACAAGGTCTGACTATATAATTATTTGATTCAGGTACTGCTACATCTGCAGGTCCGCATAGGTACCCTAATTTTCTGGCAAGGATTAGTTTATCAAAAATCCATAAGTCATCTAAGTGACATGTTACCCACGCTTGATAGTCATACATTTATTGAAATAGCACCGATATTGATTCATCATGATGAACTCTACGAATTGCTTCAGCAAATATATCTGCTACAGATATAATTCGCAATACTCTATTTTCTTCTGTTGGTATAGTATCAGTTATTACTAACCGAGACAACGCCGAGTGCTCCATCCTCTTTGCTCCCCCACTGCTTAATACTCCATGTGTTATGTAGGCTTGTACATCTTCGGCGCCTTCGTTTTCTAATGCTTTGGCGGCTTTTACCAGCGTCCCGCCTGTATCTATTATATCGTCTACGATTATACATTGTTTTCCTAAAACGTCACCAATGACGTTCATAGCCTCAGATTCGTTTGCACGATCTCTTCGCTTATCTATAATTGCAATATCTAGATTTAATTGTTTTGCTACTGCTCTTGCTCGGGGAACTCCGCCTGCATCGGGCGAAACTATTATAGCTCTACCTTTAGTAACCATCTGATTTGATTTTAAATCTTTAACAAATAAAGGTTGGGCATATAAGTTGTCTACTGGGATATCAAAGAAACCTTGAATTTGTCCGGCATGTAAATCCATTGTTAATACACGATCAACACCAGCGGCTTCTATCATATTAGCAACAAGTTTTGCAGTAATAGGAGATCGTCCTGCTGGTTTTCTATCCTGTCTAGCATAACCGTAATAAGGCATTACAGCCGTAATTCTACCTGCACTTGCTCTTTTACAAGCATCAACAAGTATTAACAATTCCATTAAATTATCATTTGCTGGATTACATGTACTTTGGACTATGAAAACATCTTCCCCTCGGATGTTTTCTTTTATTTCTACCCAGATTTCGTTGTCTGCGAATCTAGTAACTAGAGTTTCGCATAGACTAACGCCGGCGATGTTAGCAATGTCAATAGCAAGTTGGGTATTTGCGTTACCTGTTATCAGTTTCATATATAGTTTCTGAGTTAAAAGTGTCCGTCTTTAAAATAAACTTTTTTAATATTATCTAATTCTATCTTAACTTGGTCAAGTTCTTTTTGAATTGCATCATATTGTTCTTTATAATAATCACGCTCTTGTTCAAGTTCTTGGCGTTCATCAAGATGATCTTCTATATGAGGTCTCATAACGTATTTATTTTATGAGCGTATCTAAGATGAATTCTTTTTCATCTATATACTGTTGTAACTTGTGGTTATACCTATATCTCTATCAAATTCATTAAAATAGTTTATGTCCCAATCGTACCAAAAAGAGAAATGGTCTTTAGGATTCATTGGCCAATAATGTTCGGGCCAATCTCTATCAAATTGTGCCTTAGTAACAATCATTTTTCTATTAATTCTAGGATAGGCTTGTGCTATATGCAATGGTCCTGAATCAACACCAATAAACATTGCACATTGTGAAATAATTTTAACAGATTCCCAGATATCTGCACCCAAACAATTTTTTGTACCTTCTATAATTCTATCATTTTTACCTCCAACTTGGATTATATCATAATTTTTATATTTGTCAAGTATAAAATTTATAACTTGCTCATCCATAAATCTAGGAGTTGGTTTATTACGACCACCTTCGATATGTAAAACTATTCTATCCGGAATCATTTCTAAATCTTCGTATCGATATAATCTTGGATGTCTTAACAGTGGTTGTCCTTTGTAATCTAAAAACATTGTTAATAAACTATCAGAGAAAGAATAAATTACAGGCGAGTTTCTAGCATATTCGACCCATGCAGGCATTATATCAATAATTCGTTCTGCTTTTACATCCCTAACAACATAAGGATTATAATCAAAAACCCATGATTTATATACATCAATAACTTTTTCGTTTCTTAATTTAAATACATTCTCAGGAAACGACGAAGCCAATAACCAATCACCCATGGCATTATATTTTACAACGCCATTATGACTGCAATCAAATCCTATCATATTATTTTATGAGCTTATCTAAGATGAATTTTTTCTCATCTATTCCTCCATGTTTGTGTATTACTGCATTAACAATATCATTGGGTACCCATCCATATACACTCTCGGTTGGTATGTTACCTGGTTCTTGCCATTTTAACCATAATGGTTCTTCTTTTGTTGGATAACCTATTTCCCATGATTCGTACTTTTCGGCTATTGCCTTTGGGTCACAGTAATGCGAAGGACCTGCTTGCAGAGAGAAGGTAAATCCGTCTTTACATGTTACATGGCGTAAGACCTTAACGGTCTTCATGTCTGTACCGAAATCTTGTATTATTTTGAATGTTTTGTGCCAAGTATTGGCCCAATCTTTTACCATTTTTCCCCTCTAGGTAAGGGTTAACGAAGTCCGCTCCAGTTCAAATCTCTGTCGCGGTATTGTCTGGCTTGTTTGTTATCTTTACTTTGTTGGTACTCATCCGTGTCATGACCACCTGGTTGTAAATCATCTGGAACATGAGTTGGTGTTTGCATTCTAGTTTGTTTAGGTTGTACTTTAAGCAACCCTGCATGTAATCCCATAGCGTTATGAATTGCTACTGCATTACTTGTCATTGCAGTACCAATATTATGACCAATAAGTCGTTTTAGTTTAGGACTTTGTCCGAATCGTTCAACCCAACTATAATCGCCATCCTTTGATGCCTTAAATAATCGTGTTGCTTGGTCTTTTGTAACACCTAATATTTCCATTTGTTGAGCTAGATATTGTGCAAAGTCTAGTTCTTTGCCGGAGTTTACACTAAAATTTTGTGTATGTCTAAAGTCTGACGATGGAAGATCGACGGATGATTCATTAATTACTTCGTTAATTTTCATTTAACTATCCTAAACTGTTTAAATTATTTATCTTAAAATTGAAGAATCTATTACTGCCAAAACGTACCGCCATGTTGCTCTTTGTCATGCACATATAGTTGTCGTATAAACCAAAAGACACAAGACAATGCTATAAAACCAATAAAGCCATCTTCAATGCCTTGTTCCCAGGCTATATGGCAACAATAAAAAAATATTAAAATATAATAAACCATACTATTATTTATTGAATAAACCCTTCTTTAATCCGTTCCATCTTATCGTGAAGTGTTACTTCTTCGTTATCATCTAAAATCATATCAATTTCATAACCGTCCATTTCAACAAGGCTTAACTTGCGAACAATACTCCATTTTTTATTACGTTCTCTATCGAGATCTTCTTCAAGAATTGCAATACGCATAGCAGAACTTTTTAGTTCTTTATTAAGTGTTTCTCGCATGCCATCTCGTTTACCACGTTCAAAATCATTCATACTGTCTCCTTACAGATTATTAGTGTTTAACTAATTTAACCTATACAACTATTATACACTCTACAGATCATTTGTCAACTAAAAAATTAAATGTATAGTTTATTTTTTCAATAAATACATTATAATCTGTAAGGATACCATGGCAAAGACATTATTTAAAGGATTTTCAACGGTCCAAGGACCCAAAATTAGAAAATTACACGACATAGAATTAGCAAAACAAGATTTAAAAAATCATTTCCATACTAAAAAAGGGGAAAGAATTATGAATCCCAAGTTTGGATCAATGATTTGGCAGTTAATGTTTGAACCATGGAATGATACAACTGAAGACGCAGTTAAAGAAGATTGCATGGATATTATTGCAAATGATCCTAGATGGAGATTAGAAGGAGTTGACACTTATTCGAGTGATAATTCGTTAAGTGTCCAATTAAGATTATTTTACCAACCTACAGACCAACTGGAAGTTATGGCGTTAACGTTTGACCGAGAACTAGAAGAAGGATTATAAACAAATGGCTACACGACAAGATGTTTTATTTGCCGCAGAAGATTACATAGCAAAATATCAATCATTTGCTCAATCTAATTTTCAAGCATACGATTTTGATACATTAAAAGCGGCGATGGTAGATTATATAAGATTAAACTACCCCGAAGATTACAATGATTGGATTCAATCCTCTGAATTTATTAGTTTAATGGATCTAATAGCATTCGTGGGCCATAATTTGGCGTTTAGAACAGATTTTGCTACTCGTGAAAATTTTATGGAAACTGCTCAAAGCAGAGATTCAATATTAAAATTAGCTAGATTCCTCGGATATAATCCTACTCGAAGTATAAACTCGAGCGGTGTATTAAAAATTAAAACAGTACGGACAACAGAAGCATTAATAGATTCGGATGGTAATAATTTGTTAAATGTAGATGTTACATGGAATGATTCAACAAATGCAAATGCATATGAACAATTTTTGATGATACTAAATTCGTCTTTTGGTAGTACTACACAATTTGGTACTCCGTTTAAAGCATTATCAGTTGATGGTATTAAGACTGAAATTTATAAAATGAATTCACAGACACAACAAAATGTAACCCATGCTTTTACCGGTACTGTTCAAGGTGATGCAGTACCATTTGAAATAACAAATGTAGACGTAGATGCAACATTTGGGTTATTTGAGCCTTATCCAGATCCAAATTCGGCTATGCGATGTTTATATCATAATGATGGTAAAGGAAATTCTAGTGCTAAAACAGGATTTTTCTTTTATTTTAAACAAGGTAGTTTAGAATTTAAAGATACTTTTATTAGTCGTCCGATTGAAAATCAAGTTATAGATATTACAGTTGACAATATATCTAATGATGATGTATGGGTGCAAACTATTGATCAAACTGGTGCAATATCCACAATTTGGACCCCTGTTGATACTGTAGTTGGTTCTAATGTTATTTTTAATGCAGTTGATAATAACATTAGAGATATTTTCCAAGTAGTTACTAATACCAATGATGCTATTAGTGTTAAATTTGCAGATGGTAGATTTGGTAATGCTCCAAAAGGAGTTATTAGGGTATGGTATAGGGTAAGTAACGGAGAAGAATATACTATTAGAACAGACGATATCCAAGATGTTGAAATTAGTATACCATATTTTAGTAAACATGACTTGCAATTATATAATTTAGTTATTACACTAGATTTAGAAGAACCAGTAAAAAATAGTTCAGTAACAGAATCAAATACCAGCATACAAACTAAAGCACCTCAAATATATAGTACACAAAATAGAATGGTATCTGCTACTGATTATGCAGTTTATCCTTTACAAGCATCTACTAATATTACAAAGATTAAAAGCACAAACAGGGTGCATAGTGGGCATACACGATATGTGGATATCAATGATCCAACTGGTACTTACAAAGATTTAACAATATTTGGTGATGATGGATATTTGTTTGAAGAAGAAACATTTTTACGAAAAACATTAACTTTACCGTCAACATTAAATGCTACAGATATAATAGATCAATATATACAACCATACTTAGAAGAATCCGAGGTACAGAACTTTTATTATCAAAAATATAAAGCAGATTTTGTATGGTCGGGCGGAACATCAGCTGATGATTTATATTTTACATCGTCAGATGAGGCAACTCCGTCTTTAGCCGCAAATATGTGGACTTGGAAAAAAGTAACTGGTTCGGCTAGACAAGCAACTGGCTATTTTCAAAAAGGTGCTACTGCTCCAGATATTATTGCTACTGGAAAAGATTCCTTAGATGCAATAGGTAAGTTTTTAATTGAAGGTGCAAATATTGAATTTGCAGAAGTCGATTCGAACGGATTATTTGTTACAGGATCAACAACTACTTGGGCAAGTATAACCGGAGTATACGGTGACGGACGAGGAGTTACAAGTTCTGCGTTAGGGTACACAGGTAAAACTAAAGAAGAATATGGTACTGTATCGTTGTCTAGAAATATACCAGATAATGTTAGAATAAAACGTATAGCTCCTGCATACAATAGTAAATTTAGTTCGACAGAAATTACAGCAATTAAAGATCAATTAGAACTTAATAACTCATTTGGGATACGATACGATCATCGAAACAATCGATATGAAATTATATTAGGTATTGATTTAGGTGCATCCGAAGGATCATCGTTTGCTTTAACCGAAAACACATCAGGTACACAATCAGACAGCAGTTATCTATTAAGAGTTGAATATTTAACAGATCAATGGGTGTTTTTGGCAAGATCTATAAAATATAATTTTGGATCTATAAGGAATGTTAGATTTTTTAATCAACGATTAGATAACAAAGTTAGTAAAATAACAAAAAAATCAACTAAAGATGAAATTAGAGTATTGGATATTAACTTACAACCACTTACATCCTCGGGCGGAGGACTAGGCACATCTTTGTTAACTGCAAATTACAATTTTGATATAGAAGGATTTTATACATATGATGATGGCTATACAGATCCACGCAGAGTATTATTAAAATTTGCCGATACTAATAAAGATTATGTAATTGATGATCCGTTTGCATTTGAAAGTATTGTAGGATCTAACGAAATTTATATTGCTGACGAATTAGTTGACAACTATGTTTATAAAACAATAATGGCAATACCACCGCCCACAAATTCAGATGGTACTATAAAATACTGGGTGTCATCGACTTCATATGAGTTAGCAGATAAAATTGAATATAATGGTGCAGAGTATGAATCTAAAATTGCAGGTAATTTAGGTATATTGCCAACTGATACATCTAAATGGACTTATATTAGAGATTTAATTTATGCAAAATATACAGGTAGATCTGGTGTGCGATTTAAATGGAAGCATGCCGCTAGTGAAGAAACACGAATTGACCCGGCAGTTTCTAATATTATTGATACGTTTGTGTTAACAAACACATATAATACTGAATTTAGAAATTGGATTAAAAATGATAGACGAGCAAAATATAGACCTCTTTCTTATACTACTGAAGATTTAAAAACAATGTTTATAAAATTAGAAGATGCAAAAACGTCATCTGATACAATAATTTATAAATCTTGTGAATATAAAATTTTATTTGGCATAGAATCTGATTATGCATTACAAGCAAAATTTAAAGTAGTAAAAAACACAATAACAAGTTTAACTGATAACGAAATAAAAGCAACAATAGTAGACTATATTGATGCGTATTTTAATCCAAATAATTGGGATTTTGGTGAAACATTTTATTTTACGGAACTTGCGGCGTATATTCATAGAAATATGATAGGAGTAGTTTCTTCATTGGTTATTGTTCCAACAAATGCTGATTCTAGATTTGGTAATATGTTTCAAGTTACGCCTAACGCACATGAACTTTTTATAAGTGCCGCAAAGGTGTCTGATATAGATATAGTAGATTCATACACAGAAACAAATATGAGAATTGCCGCCGGACTTGTTGAAACACCGGTTTCAACAACAAGCATCACAGGAGTGGCAACCGGATCAGGATCTAGCTCTAGTTCCGGTAGTGGTAGTTATTATTAATGGAAAAATAAATGGCAGATTATTCTAGCGACAATACTAATGATCAGGTTAACAATACCATACCTGGATCTTCGAGTAAGAATATTACAAAAAGATCTACGTTTGATTTATTACCAGAATATATTCAAACTGATACTAATAAGAAATTTTTAAATGCTACATTGGATCAAATGATTCTAAGTGGTAATCCTAAAATAGAATCAGGTTATATAGGTAAAAAAATAGGGGCAATTAGATCATCAGCAAATGATGTTTATTCGGAAAGCAAAACAACTCTTAACAATAGATATCAATTAGATCCTACTGTTGTAAGTCAAAATCCTTCTACTTTAGAATACGAATCTGCTATTCCTTATGATGATATTATTAGCAAATTAAAATATCTTGAAGCCAGTACAACAAATTTAGATAAATTATTTTCTGATACTAATTATTCTTGGCGTCCCCCAATTAATGTAGATAAGTTTATCAATTGGAATAGTTATGTATGGTTACCATTTGGACTACCATTGGTAGGGTTGCATGGCGAAACAACAAATACAATCAATGGAAAACGCACATACACAACATCAGCTCAAGCCATTCACAACAACAGAACACTTACTTTAGAAAATGGCATGCGATTGGCATTTTCAGATGATAATAAAACATATTTGGTAACTGGTGTAGGCGAAAAAATAACATTAATAGATGAAAGTACATTAGTTGCAACAACAGAAAC